ACCCACTAATGTGTTAGTCTGTTCTCGTCCATTGTAGAGTCCTTTTCAGGGGTGTCGCCTGATTCATCCTCTGTATTGTCCTGAATCATAGCTAATTTAGGTTTTAGAGCAGGAATCTTGCTAACTAGACCTTGTAGTTCTTCAATTAACTCAGCATCACTCTTTTGTGTAGCTTTATCTACATTCAGATTTATATTCTGAGAACTAAAACCACCCATCTCTAAAACTAATTTTGCTGTATTGAGTCTAACTGCATCTTGTTCTGATCTAAGTAAGTCTTGTAGGACTGTAATAGCTAGTCCAGATGTTGATGTGATTCTGTCTTCGTTCTTCTCTCTGATTTCATGAGCATATTTCTTTTTAAGATATGAACCCATCTGTGTTGGATTAGATGTCCATCCTGCTTTCTTAGCTGATTGTGTTGCATTACCTGCTGTCTCTCCCTCTAGGTAATAATCTATAAATTTTTGTTCGTCTTCTTTACTTATCTTTCTGGGCATCTGCGTTCTCCAATAACCATATCTTTAATTTATTAATTGTCTCTTTAGGTAGAGGTAAGTCTTTTCTATATTTAATCCAAGACTTATCCAATACGAGACTCCCATCTATATCTACTTGCGTATCAGATCCTGAGATGTGACTAACAAGTGTTATAGTTTTGTCGTTTTCTTCAACGACTAATCCGATTGATATACAGTCAGCTAATGTGCTTTCTAATTCTTTTATGTTCGTCCACCCTGATGTTGGGGTGATTGCATCTTCCCAATTTATCACTACTAATTTTGGTTTCATTTTTTGTTTCTTAGATAATTAAGATAATCAGCACCCTCTTGTACTTCCCAAAATACTTTAATAAAGTCTGGATGATCTTCTGTGAGTTCAGTATTAAATACAGCAACAGCACAAGCTGACATCATCTTACATGGAAGATTAAGTTGTTTAGCAAAGTTGTCGTACTTCTTATATGAACCTACTTGTACACAGTGCATAATCTTATCTGAGTTAGCATCCTTGATAGGGCTATATCCTGATACATGAGTATGACCTGCTATGAGTAAGTGGTCTCTTGCATTGAACAATGCGTGTTTAACAATACCATGAGCTGTATTGTACATGGAATGTCCTCTGAAATTATGAGAACAGTTTACCTTTATTTCGTGTTTAGGTAGTTTGATTTTAAGTCTTGCGTTATGGTTAGAGTATACAGTTTTTAGAGGTTTACACATCCAAGTAATCGGATCACCCTCCATAGCCCACATATCATGGTTTCCTGCAACGATAAAGATATAAGGTGTTGCATTGACTAACCATTCTACTAACTGCCATTGTTGTTCGCCATTAGTTGTTTGGTCTGCCCATAATCCTGCTAACTTACCACGTCTAGCCCAGTTATTAGATAAGTCACCAACAGAACAGGCATACATACCCTCTGTATCATTGACTATATCTATGTGCTTTCTAAGTGATACCCAATCACATCCATCATCATCAACATGAGGATCGCCTTGAATATATAATCCTATAGGTTTCTTATCATTTATCTTTATGTTGATAAACTTTTCAGACTTTTCTCTTGCTTCTTTTCTTTTGAATACTTCTGTTCTTGCATTGATTAATTCTTCTGTAGACCAATCAAGATTCTGAGCTTCTTCTAATTCATAATTCTTTATAACTTCAGGGTTTGATGTTTTCTTATTACAAGTCCTGCACTTCCATCTCTTTCTTTGTTTTTCTGAGCCATCTGTACCTGCTTTAATCAAGTGGGTTGATTTACAATGAGGGCAACATAAAGCATTACCATCTTCATTTCTTTGTATGATACCTACTCTACTGTAGTTACCACCATTGTTATGTATTTGGTTTGTCATTTGTTTTTTTCCTGTTTAATTAGATATTCGAGATACCACTTAGCTTTCTCTAAGTCTTGTATAGGTGTGCCTTTGTAAGGGAATCGGGTAACGTATTTCACGATGTTCCCACGAACATAATCCATATCCCATGATCTTATGTATTCGATTGTCTCTATACCTTTAGTATAATGACTTGGTCGATTAATAAGGTCTTCTTTCTTCTTCATCAATCTTATCCATAACTTCATCCCAAGTTATCGGTGTACAATTTAAGAACACTATACCACCATATTTATAGTCAAGTCTATTATTGATTCTTGACTTAATGCTGATTTCTGCTTTGGGATCAATCGCATGGATTGCTTTGATGATTTGCATTTCCCTTTTTGTGTAGGGAATATTTGCACTCATAGTTATCTCCTATTAGTTTAAGCATATATCCATCTAGTGATGTAATATGACATAACCAATATAAGTATAAACTCTAAGACTGATAGTTCAGGTCTTAGATATTTCGTTCTTACCTTACTTAATAAGAACTTAATTATCTTTATCATCGCATTAAAGGATTACTATTTCTAGCTTTTAAACCCTCTAATTCTGTTCTAAGTATTGATAATTCTTTTTCTAGTGGCGTTATGTCTGGAACTGTTCTGGACTCAACCACCTCTAATCTGTTTAAAATCTGCCCAACTTGAACAAACAAACCACCTAATGTAATAACTAGTCCTAGTATTCCTGCTATTGTCTTGATGTCCATAGTCTGTCCTCGTAAGTTTGATTTGGGTAAATGTTTCTAATATCAACATAGTTACTGTTAGTGTATGTACCTATATCAATACTTTGTAATTCAGGTTGTATAAATATATCTGTGTTTACTTTTGAGTAAGAAGATATTTTATTATCTTTAGCCATGACTTTAGCTACTATCATTTGTGTAGCTTTTAGCTGACCATCTATTGTTTTAATTTTGTCTGCTACTTTAATAGATATTTCTTCTATTGTTAGTTCGGTTTCAAAACTCCTACTGTTGTCTTGTGTGCTTTCAGATACTCCTGCTGATTCTGTTTCGACAGCTCCTCCTGTATCTTCACCCACTTCCGTATCTCTTTCTGTTTCTTCGACAACTTCTGTTTCATTTACTTCCTCCAAAGGTGCTTCAACTATTTCTTCAAATACTTCTTCGATAGCAGGTTCTTCTATAACTTCTTCTACTATCTCAGGTTCTATCATAGCAGGAGCTAATACAATAGTCTCCTCTACAAATTCTTCTTCTATAAAAATAGGTTCTTCTATTATCTCTACAACTGGTTCTTCAAAAACTACTTCTTCAATAATAGGTTCTTCGTAAACAAATTCTTCTATATATATCTCTTGTATATCATTCGATATTTCTGTAATAGCTGATTGTGTTGCAACATCTACTACTACAGGATCATACTCGATAAACAATGTAGGACTTTTTAAGTCAGCACCATAATGAGATATAGAATTACTGTTCTCATTAAAAGTATATCTAACTGTTATGTCGTAATCTTCTTGGCTATTGTTACCAATAATAATTGAATCAGTATGTGTGCAATAATAACAGCCATCGTTGTTTATAGTTTTAGTCTGTGTAGTTACATTGCCATTATCATCTACTAAAGTTTGTGTTATCTCTACGTTTTGTTCTATCTGATTCCAGAACCAAATATCTGCACCTGCCGTAGATGTAAACCCATTATTAATAATACCTTTAGATAATCCTGCATCATTTTGTAATGAGATACTATTTTCTATGTATTCTCCATCAACACCTGCTGCAATATTATTACCATGATTGTGGTCATTTGTTCCAGACCAACCATTGGCAAAGTTATTGCCATCATAAATTTGTTGGTTAAGGAGATTTTCTGTGGTGTCTGAATTTGCCACTAGAGGTAGCATTAACAGTATCAAAAACTTTTTCATTACCTAGTTCTTCCCATCGTTGTTTAGCTTGTTCACCAATCAATCCATCTATAGGACATGGTGTACCTGCATCCATCATGGATTTCCAAACAGACTTGTCTTGGCACATCAATGATATCGCTGCGACTTTCATACCTAAACCATTAAGTAGTTTAGCTTTCTTTCTGCGTTCACATTCCATATCGTGATAATAAGTACCCATAGATGTGCTAAAGCCAATAACAGTCATGCCAATAGAAAGGGGTATTACACAACTGTCTTGACCATATACTGACATAGCAGGTGCTGTTGCAGAATTAACAGCAGTCTCTTGATTAGAGTTATTAGTTGTAGAATTACTTGTGGTATTAGTTTGTCCACCAGTATAGTTATTGGTTGTCTCTTGCGAGTAACCACCTGATATAGATGTGTTACTGCCTGAAGCATTTGTCTGATTATTTGTTGTAGCACCTGATGATGTAGTGTCTGACACAGCATCTTCTATTGCGTACCCTAAGATTAATACAATTATAATAACAAGTGCTATATATATTCTATCCACGGCATTTCCATTTACGAAGTGCTAGTGCTTTACGAGTTGGTCTACCTTTAGAATCTTTCATAGGACCTTTAACACCAGACATTCTTGCACAAAAACTTGCACGTCTTCCTGCAGCTTTTGATCCTGGCTTTACCTTACCTGTTACAGGTCTTTTTAAATTAGCACCTGTAGTACGTTTAAAATGTTTTCTTCCTGCTTCGTTTAATCCACCAGTTTTGCTTTGATATCTTTTAGCTACCATGTTATCTCCTTGTTGCAGCAGAACCGAAATAGAATCCTGATATCGCTGCTAAAAAATGTGTGTCTGCTGTAGTAATAACTACACCTGATATTCCTTGAAATGTTGTAACTTCTTCTATACTGCCGAATATCCACCAACCCTCTTTAACTTGTTCAAGATACATAAGATGTACTTGTACTGATGGGTCTAAGAATACTGCTAATTTAGGTAGACAGATAATAAAGAACACAGCTAATAATGCCATCCATCTTCTTGTTGTAGATTGATATTGACTGTTATCTTTTCTTGCATCTTCTACTGATGCACGATTTATCTCTGCTCTTTGCATAAGATACTTTTGTTGATCTGCTGCGTCTTTAGATTTCTGTGACCATATAGAAAGTAGCCCAGTAAACAAACTAGAGCCAAGCATTGTTATGACTTCGAAAGGTATCATCTAACACTCATCTGTTTTAAAAGGTCTTCTGGGTTTTCATTTGGATTGCCATATATGTCACGTGCATTTTGAGAATCAGCAAGAAGATTTAGATTTTGTCCTATACTGTCTATAGTAGAATATTTAATTATATTGCCTAAATTTAACCCCATATTATTTAGTCTTCCAAACATTTTGTTGTTTACTTTGTCTGCAAAGTCTTTTGTAGCTGATACCATTTTATTAAAAAATCCTTTCATTTTTTCTTTACTGGTAGCTTTAGCAAATTCACCTCTACCATATTTGCTACCCATAAATCTTTGGAACATAAACATAATTCCTAACGCAGGTAATCCTCCCATTATTCCTGCTCCACCTGCTGCACCAACACCTGCTACAGGCATTACTGATTTTAAACTCAGTCCTTGTGATGTAGACAAAGCAACCCTACGCATAAGGAATTTACTTACTGAAGGATCAGGTTGTAGTCCATCTAGGTTTCTAGTGAACCTGTCTAAGTCTGCCATAGTAAATTTTTTATCACCTTGTCCCTTGAAAGCATCATTTAACATTCTTTCGTATTTTTTATATTTAGGAAGTCTATTTTCACCGATAAAACCAAAGGTTTTTCTTAGTTCTTTTGTTTCAAACCTTCCTGTTTCTCTTAAAGACTTAAATAGTGTTTCATCAAATATGTCGTCAAATTCATTAAAAACTAATCTTCTGAATTGTGGAGTAGATGCAATAATGTTCCCTGCTTCATCTGTAACATTTAATAACCTACTCAATGCATTAATTCCTTTTTCGCCTGAGTCCATGTAGTAATTTAGCATTTCTGGAGCTGTGTACTCTTTTTTCGGCAATGTTTCTGCTCCTCTTATTCTTATTCCACCTACAGGACTTATTTTGATATCTTCTCCATACTTTATAGATCGATTAATTAAATTATCTAAATCAACAGCATCTTGTATCTTTTTGTTTTCTAGGTTTGCATAAGCGAGGATACCTTGGTTGTTATTTAAAAAGTTTTCTTTTCTAACGTATGCAGTGTCAGCTAAACCTTTTTTAGGTGCTATACTTGTTCCTAGCTCGTTGTCTTTTTGTTTTATCAAAGCGTTTAAAGTATTTCTAATTCCTACAACATCTTTACCTGTAATATTATTAGGTATAGGTACATTTTGACTAGTAAATACACGACTAGCATTTCTAATGTTTCTTAACTGAGTATCTAAATTTAGTACCTGTTTTGGGGTAAGTTGATTTTTAAATGAAGGTGTTACATTCCCTGCAGTCAAACCTTGCAACTTAAAGTCTTTTTGCTTAGATGGAATTAAAACTTTTAACTCTTGTGGTAAAAACTTAGAAAACTGTTTTGAGCTATCTAAACTTTCTGGATGTGCCATTTTTAGTTTCTCGTTTAATTGACTAGCTTGTTTAGACAATGATGTTTGAACTATATCTCCTGATCCATCTTTAACTTCAACTGTAGCATATTTATTAAATAATGCTTTTGAACCATATTTTTTAGATAACCCTAGTAAATCATCATCAAACTGTTTGTATAAATTGGAAACTTCATCTGCTCTATCAGCAGCTTGTCTCTGTGCAGACCTAATCATAGTTAGTGGAAGTTGGTCAAAAAACTCTGCACTGAGCTTTTCGTTTCTTACCACGTTATTTTTACTGTCTAGCTTAAAAGCATTTTGACTTAAAAACCCTACAGGTCTTGTTTTTGTTCCTTCTGTAGCTGATCTAAAAACTTGTTTTAATGTTTCTTTATATGCAGCTTGTGTTGGAAAACTTAAACCAGGAATGACTCCGATAGCATCGCTTATTCCTTTTATCATCTCACCAGGTGAAGATGCTCCATAAGCATAATATCTTGTTGCATCAATTCCTTCTGATTCTAGTTCTTTTACTGCTTGTTCTATTGTGTTTTCTTGTTCTTTTTTTGCTTTAGTTATGTTTCCTAAACCTTCGTTTGCTTTTTCACTATTTTTTATTTTTTCATGAACTTTTCTTAATTCATCATCTGTTTTTTGACCAAAAAAAGATTTTACACTTGTTGCTGCTTTTTTCCCTTTATCTATAGCAACATCAAATGCTTTTGAAGCAACAGCGTCATAAGCAAATGCTTTTACTACATCTTCTCCAATTTGTTCTACAGGTTTTGTTTGAACTCCAGGTCTCATATAGTTTGTAAAAAAAGTGTTTGCTGTGTCATAAATAGCTTGTCCTATAGCTCCACCTCCTCCAACTGCAACAGGGTTGTTCTTGCCAAGAATACCACCTACAACATTACCACTTACTCTTAAAAAATCTTCAACTCCACTAGGTAAAACGCCAGGATATTGGTCTTCTCTAATAATTCCATATTCTATAGCTTTTGTACGCATTTTATCGTAATACTCTTGTTGAGTAATTTCGCCTTTATTAACCAACATAGTTCCTTGAATTTTCATAACTTCATAGTTTCTTCCTATGTCGTCATAAACTTTTGCTCTTTCTTCTATAGTCATTTCTGCCATTTTTATTACATTCCTAAAAATTGATCTTTTGTTATATCGTAAATAGCATCTACATCATCAGCTAGTTCGGTTGTTTCTCCTCTCTCTATTCCAGTAGGAGATTCATTTTCTAATCTAAACCCATAATCAACTACAGCCAATCTTCTTTTGACATATTCAGCTTGTTTAATTTCCTGCATTAGCTTTTCCCTTCTAATAGGTCTTTCAGCTTGTGCATATTCTTTTTTAAGAGCAGATATTCCATCAGAGAACTTTCTTTCTAATTCTTGAAATTTTTGTTTAGCTGTTAAGTTAGATTCTCCTTGTACAGGCAGTTCTTGTTCTGATAATTGAAAATAGTAAACAGCAGGTCTACCTGCAACTTGTCCTGCAGCATATCTAAGTAGCAATGGTCTCATTGCACCATACCCTACTTTACCTTTTCTACCTTCTACATGAGTTTCAATTCCAAGTGTTCTTAATGGACTTGCGTATAATTCTTTTGCACTATCAGCAAGACCAAAAGCACTTGCAATGTTTTTATCTATATCCATTTGATCTCGTGAATATTCTATTTTAGGGAACTCAGTCTCTCCCTTTTTTCTTTTTTCAGCTTCTGCTCTTTCTTCTAGTTTTTCTTTTAACTCGATGTTTTTTAACATTTGGTCTACATCAGGTTGTAAAGATTTACCGACTTCAGCTCCTGCTTGTAATCCTCTCCCTAATTGTGATGCTATATTTTCACCAGGTTGTCTTGGTTTAAGAAGTTCTAAACTACCACGAAGTATTGCTGCATTAATTAAATCTTTATTGCTAAAGTTTCCTGCAGAACCTGGAATCATTAAGTTTCCTAAAAGTCCTTTGAAACCACCAACTTCTTCTTTTTTATTATCATCGAAAATACTCATCCCAAGATTCCTCCATAATACTGAGCTAAATTAATAGGTTGTAAGTTTAAGCCAGGTGTTGCTTGTTGTTGCACCATAGGCATCATTTGTGGTTGTTGTGTATCTAGTAAACCACTTTGTGCTACTGCTGATAGTAGTTGCATAGGATTTGAAACTCCTGATTCTGCCATTTCGTTTTCTAGTTCTTGATCTGTTGGTTTAGCCATATTTACTCTATCCACATAAGTAACATTTTGACCGTCAACCACATCTGTTGTTGTAGGACTCATTCCAAAAAAGTTTCTCATCGTATTCATGATTCCTGGTGCTTGTACTGCTTCAGGTTTATTACCTAACTGTTGTGTTAATGCATTAAAGTTAATTCCAGGCATTGGAGATGATAAAGGATTAAAAGATGCCCCAGGAACACCTAGTGGGTTTTGATTCATTTGAGGTCTTACTCCTCTCATTGCATCAAGAAAAGTTATTGGTTTTCCATCAGGTCCTATTGAACCAACTATTGATTGGGTGTTATTTGGTTGTGCTAACATTCCCATTTGATTTAATATTGCCATTATCCTAATATTCCTCCTAATAATGCTCCACCTAGTACATAAGGATTTATTCCTGCTAATGCACCTGCTTGAACTGGTCCTGCTGCACCTACACCACCTGCACCAAACAATGTTCCTACTCCAGGTGCAAATGGAACTAAACTACCTAATCCTGCTCCACCTAGTGCACCTGCTACCGCTCCTGGTCCTTGTGCACCTGGTCCTGAAGTTGTAACAGTTCCTGGCAGTATTGTACCTGCAACAATATTTCCATACTGTTGTAATGCTTGACTTGGAGCTGCCTGTTCAAATGCAAATCTTTGCATAGCTTCTGTTATAGGTTGTTGTGCTCTTGCTGTTTCTGCTACACCTACTTGTCCTAGTGTTGCTGCAGGTTGAGCAAATGTACCCATAATACTAGGAGCAAGACCTAATGTTGCAGCTTGTGTCCTAAGAACGTCACCATACACATCACCATACATTTTTGACGCAACATCCGCTTGTTTCTGAGTAATATCTTTTATTACTTCTGATTCTAGTATTGCTTGTCTTGTGCCACCTAGCTGTCCTGCTTGGGTTGCACCACGTCTTGCTTGTTGTAATAACCTTGAGCCAGTTTCTTCTATAGGTCTAAGATTTGCTGCTAATGCTTCTTGTAGCATTGGATCTTGAAATCTTTGTGCAGGACTCATTAATGCTTGTTGAAATCCTGGAACAATAGAACCTAATCCTAATCCTGCTTGAGCTAATGCTGCCTGTCTTTGTAAGTTTTCTGCTTGATAAACTGTAGGACTAGCTTCAGCATAAGTTCTGCCTGGATAGAACTGTTGTGGTCCTGCTTGGTATTGTGTTTGTGCCTGTCTATATAAATCAGTTAGGTAGGGTTGTTGCCCTGCCCATGGATCTGCTTTTTGTACTTGGGTGGTTGTACCTCCACCTCCACCTTTACTCATATAAATCTCCTAGTGTATGGTTGTAAGTTCTTTTCCGAGTATGGTATATGTTTGTTCATATCCGAAATCTTTTAATTTTTTAATAAATCCTTTGCGACATACTGTTTCCATAGCATCACAATCTTGTTCTTGTGACCATTCTTCCAGTATTTCTAGTGTTTCTGCTACCCATGTATCTAGTTGTTTGCCACCTAATGTAACAATACGACACACCTTTTTTTGTGGATAGTTTAGAATCTGTGTTGTTATAACTGCTTTAATCTCTTTGCCATTGTCTTTGTCAAAGATAACCCACAGTTGCATTTCTTTTTCTTTTAAGAAGAAGTAGATATCATGTACATCCATTTCTTCTTGGGATTTGTTATTACCCATTTCTACATATTGTTTACAATCTTCCCACACATCATCAATATACTCTGCAGGTATACCAGATACATAAATCATTGCTTTCTCCTATTGACTTACTTGTATAATACTTATTGTAGCTGATGGAGTAGCAGGTGCAAATGCTGTAGCTGCTAATGGGTCTATATCTATATCGGTGTCATCTGCTGCCATCATTGCTTGTAGATAATCACCTGCAGTTATGTCAAATATCCCTGCTTTAGATAGTGTTCTTCTATGGTTATTAGTTGCAAGTGTATGTGCTATTCCTGCTCCTGTTATATCTGTACCATTTATTCTTGGGAAGAACCATATATCTTTATTGTTAGCACTTTGTGAATGTAACAATGCAGAGAAGTTTACATAGTATTTACCACTACGACTAAATTCTATCTTAGATGTGTCAACTCCATTAATTGTAATTCCTTGTGAATATACTAATGTATTCCAAGTTATAGCTTGTGCTGTATCTACAGTAGCTATATTCTGTGCTGTTGTATCGGCAATCTGTGCAAAATCACCTGCACCACTACCACCTGCAAATGCTCTCCATACAGTACCATCATAGTAGTATAGGTTTTCCCCTTGTCCTGGATTCCAGTTAGTACCATCAGCATAAGCAATATCACCTTGCTTTACTCTGCTAGGTTCAACATTCTTTTGTTCTATAAATGCTATAGGGTTTTCTTGTAATGCCCCTTGTAGCTTAGTCAGTTCTTCAAATATATATCTAGGTAAATCTTCTGAGTTAGCAGGTACAGGATTAGGTACATACTTAGGAGCTTGTGCCATTATCTTTCCCCTATAACTTCATACTCTAAATCATAGCCATTTAGTTCAAATGGACTGTTATCTGTGTGTTGAAATCTTACTGCGATGTATTTACCTGTTGACCTACAATCTACTTTATTATTAAGTGTTGGGTCAAAGTTTTGTCCTGCTGTATAAGTATATGTTCCATTAGGTGACATAGAACTTCCAACTGATATAACGACTTGTCCTGAACCACCTACTTTAGGTGTTAATTTTCGTACTTGTTTAACAGTATTGGTATTACCATCTAAGGTTAATCCTTTTCTTTCTAATGTCGATATGTAGTTTTCACCATCGAACTGTCTGCCGAAATCACCACGATACAATTTAGTATCTGCAGCACCTGCCATCAATATACTTCTTTCTGTAGGATTATAGGTTCTTTCTCCCCATATTCCATCATAAGTTGTCCATGTAGCTGTCTGTGTATTCCAAGTTATAGATGTTGAACCTGGGTCTACAATTCCATCACCAATGTGATAAATATTAGGCAAATCACGAAAAGTAAATGAGTTATTAACATAGTTATAAATTAATGCTTTATTACAATACTGCGACCCTATACTAGGGTAGCATACCCACATTTCTGTTTGCTGTACGTTGTGTGCAACAAAAGTTAGATTATAATATGCGTCATTTATATCATCAAATAATTCTTTTTTAATTAGATCAGTAGCTACAGATTGTTTTCTTACAGCATCATGCACCACTAAATCACCTTGAGTAACGACAAAATGTTTACCATCAAACTCAGCTACACAGTTTCTGCTTAGTACACCTGTATCGTTAAATAACTTTTGGAAACTAAATACAAGATTTCCACCAATGTAGTTAGCTAACCATGTAGAGTTTTCTTTGTATATTATGAATGATTGTTTAAGTGCTAAACCATCAACAATAAAATCTGACTCATCACCTATGGTAACTTCCCCTGCGTCATTAGTACTAGCTGCAGTCCATGTAGATGGGAAACTAAAGTTCTCTGCTGCATCACCCCACCTTACTTTGTTAGGATATTCTGTTCCACTTTCAGTAAGATTAAGTGCCATTAGATAGTTACCAAATGCTTTTATGGTTTTACAAGTTGTACTTGCTGCCCAATTAGGTAAATCTACAAAGTTACTAGAACCTGTATTAGATAGTGCTTGTGGGTCATCTACCCCATTACAAAGGATAGGAAGCCCATTATAGACAGTTCCTGTCCAATTACCTACTGTAGTTAAATTAGTAGCATAATCGCCACCTGAAGTCCTTGTAACGTCTGTATGAGTAGTGCCATCAGTTCTATATATCTTTGTTGCTCCACCATAAAACCAATATGATGCTGTATTATTAGACCAGTTAAGTACAAAGTATGGAGCTACTGTAGGTGTGCCAAATACTGCATCATGACCTTTGATCTTCTTTCCTGCATTATCAGTAAATCTTATGTTACTTGCATGTGAATAAAACTCAGGTGGGAGTACAGTATTGTTTGTATCCTTTATC